ATGGTGCAGAGTCGATGGCCACTTTTGCGGCCAACGGCGCGGCAACATTGTTCCACGACAATACTGCTCGTCTCGCCACCACCTCCTCCGGCATCGACGTGACCGGCACGGCAGTCACAGACGGCCTCACTGTTGATGGCAACGTCAGCGTGGACGGCGGCACGATTAAGCTGGACGGTAACTATCCGACAGGTTCAGGCAATGTGGCACTTGGAAATGCCGCACTGGATGATGCCGGTCTTTCTGGTGGCTTCAATGTTGCCGTAGGAAGCAGTGCGCTGGGTGCAAACACAAGCGGTAATGACAACACATCTATTGGCACCAGCAGCATGTCTGCCAACACTACTGGAAGTGATAACACGGCGGTAGGTCGTCAGGCACTGACTGCAAACACCACCGCATCTAACAACACTGCTGTTGGTTATGCTGCTCTTAAAGACAACACCACTGGCGGTAACAACGCTGCCTTTGGCTATGGCGCACTAGACGCTAACACAACCGGCGCACAGAACACCGGCTTGGGTGTAAATGCTCTGGGTTCAAACACTACTAACAGCAACGGCACCGCTGTTGGATTTCGTGCGTTAAGAGACAACACAGCAGATAACAACACCGCTGTGGGCAACGACGCTATGTTGTCTAATACAACAGGCGCACAGAATACTGCGACGGGCGGTGCTGCCCTTGATGCAAATACAACAGGCGGGTCTAATGTCGGTCTGGGTTATGGTGCGCTAACCTCTAACACTACAGCATCCAACAACACTGCTGTTGGTCGTAGCGCACTTCAACTGAACACCACAGGTGCAAACAATGTCGCTGTCGGTACGTATGCTCTTGATGCAAACACCACCGCATCCAACAACACCGCAGTGGGCTATCAGTCACTTACGACAAACACCATTGGCACCAACAATGCGGGTCACGGGTACCGTGCGCTTTACCTGAACACCGAAGGGTCTAACAACACCGCACTTGGCGCAGAAACACTTGCAGCTAACACAACTGCGGCAAACAACACAGCAGTTGGATATTTTGCACTCACCGCAAACACCACTGGCGCAGGCAATGTTGCGATAGGAGATTTATCTCTCGACGCAAACATAAACGGCAGCAACAGCGTGGCCGTTGGCTCACAAGCTGGAAGCGTCGGCACATCTTTAAGCAACTGCGTTTTTGTTGGGCGTCAGGCTGGCCTCAACTGCACAGGCGACAGCAACACATTCTTGGGCCGCAGTGCTGGTGAAAATATTACCAGCGGCACAAAGAACACCATTCTTGGTCGCTACAACGGCAATCAGGGTGGCCTAGACATCCGCACATCCGACAACTACATCGTGCTGTCAGATGGCGATGGTAATCCTAGACAGGTAATCGACAGCAGCGGCAACGTGGGCATCGGAGAGTCAAATCCGCTCTCAAGTCTTCATATAGATGCGGCGAATGGTGCTGAAAATTTTATCAGACTTCATGACGGAAACAGCGATTATGGCGCTGCGTTAGGGCTTGGCAGCGCTGGTGGTTTTGTTATTTCAACGTATCACGACGGGACACTGCGCGAAGCCATTAGAGTTGACCGTCCTACCGGGAACGTCCGAATCAACAACACGTCTAACGCTACCTACTCTGCCTTCCTAAACATCCTGAAAACTGCCGGGACTAATGCCACAATACATAGCCGTGTTCCGGGCACTGGCCCATCTAGTCACATCATTTTTGGCAGTGACACTGCTGATTCTGTCGGCAGTATTGACACAAACGGTTCTGGGACATCATACAACACATCCTCAGACCACCGCCTCAAAGAAAACGTAGCCGACATGACCGGTGCAATCGACCGTGTGAAGGCACTGGCACCGAAGCGTTTTAACTTCATCGCAGACGCCGACAGAACGGTTGATGGCTTCCTTGCACACGAGGCACAGGCTGTTGTGCCGGAGGCTGTCACCGGCACACACAACGAGGTGGATGATGACGGCAACGCAGTGATGCAGGGCATCGACCAGAGCAAGCTGGTGCCGCTGCTGACCGGCGCACTGCAAGAAGCCATCGCCAAGATTGAAACACTTGAGGCCCGTGTGGCCGCACTGGAAGCCAACTAAAGGAGATTACAATGGACGAAATCACTAGCGAACAAATCGCACAGAACTACACCGCAATGGGTCACAGCGTTGACCTTATCAATGCCATCATTGCTGGCGACACAATGGCTGACGACGATGCAGCCGACAGGCAAGACTGCGTAGACCGCAACGTCGAGCATCTGGAACTGATGGTGGCAAAGGACTACTGGACTGACGAGGACATGACAGCGGTCAATGCCGCTATCACTGCTGGTCAGGGTTACACGGCAAGCTAATGCCCGAAGAGCAGAAAGTCCTGATTGACGTAGCCGCTGGCAGCGGGACTTTCGCTGCGTGGATTGGTATGGCACCGGATGCTGTGGCGGTTATCACCGGCGTCTGGGTCATCATCCGCATATGGGAGACCGAGACCGTCCGCAAGTGGACCGGGCGCGACTGATGTGGAACTGGTGCATGTGTTCCTGCTGTACGTCTTCCTAGACGACAAGCCTAAAAGCAAGGACATGCACTTTTGGAACGTGGATGACTGCGTGTATTTTGCGCAGCGCCTTCACAAACAGGGAGGACGGATTACCAGCTATTGCCTGCCTGTTCAGGTCAGGCGTGACAGCACAAGGATTTACTGATGCTTGCTGAACTCGCCGCCGCTAATGCCGCTTTTTCTGTCATCAAGCAAGCGGTCCAGAATGGTAAGGAGATAGCCGCCGCTGGCAGCGCGATTGCTGAGTTTGTCGGTGCCAAGGAGAAGCTACAGCAGAAGGCGCAGAAGAAGGGCGGTGGCTCCGACCTTGAAGAGTTTATGGCGCTGGAGAAAATACGGCAGCAGGAAGACGAGCTAAAGACCATCATGATTTACGCTGGCAGGCCGGGGCTCTGGCATGACTGGCAGAAGTTTCAGGCCAAGGCTAGGGTGGCCAGGCGGGAGGCTGCCGTTGCTGCCGCAGAGAAACGCCGCAAGATTTTAGACGGTATAATAATCGCCGCGTTTGCTGTTGGCTGCTTGGCCGTTGTCACTGGGCTGGTGCTTCTTATTCTACATGAGCAGGGGAGATTATAATGGATATTACAATGGAGCGCTTCTTGGCGTGGAAGATACTGCCACGCTTCATGATGTTCATCATGACGTTCATGTACATCCGCGTCATTGAGTGGGGCATGTCCCTCGAAGACATAACGACGCAGCAGAGCGCGATGGTCAGCGTTGTTTCGGGCGCGATGACGGGTGCCTTTGCTGTCTGGCTTGGGAGTGAAAAGAGATGATTCAGGCTTTGTTGCCGGTGGTAGGGGAGTTGGCTGGTAGCTGGCTCAAGGGCAAAACCGCAGAGAAAGCTGCCAAGTCTCAGGTCAAGATTGCCAAGGCCGAGGCCGAAGCCGAGGTAATGAAGACAGCCGCCACGCATGATTCCAAGTGGGAACTCATCATGGCGCAGTCCACACAGACATCCCTCAAAGACGAAATCGTCACGGTGATTGTGCTTATCCCCGTCGTGCTGGTGTTCATCCCCGGCATGGAGGGTGTGGTCAAGAACGGTTTTGACCGGCTGAATGAACTACCCGACTGGTATCAATATTTGGTATTCTTGGTGTGCAGCGCTGCCCTTGGCATCAAGGGCTTGGACAAGTTCAGGAAGAAGTGATGGCCCGCAAACCCACTAAAACAAAGTCTCGCGTAAACGAGGCCGGTAACTACACCAAGCCCACTATGCGCAAAAGACTTTTCTCCAAAATCAAAGCTGGCGGCAAAGGCGGCAAGCCTGGCCAATGGTCTGCCCGCAAAGCACAGATGCTGGCCAAGCAATACAAGGCAGCAGGGGGCGGCTATAAAAACTAATGGCACTCAAGAAACCACAGAAGAGTCTCAAGGCTTGGACAAAGCAGAAATGGAGGACGAAGAGTGGCAAGCCGTCCACGCAGGGTCCGAAAGCAACCGGGGAGCGCTATCTACCGGCTAGAGCCATTAAAGCCCTCTCACCCCAAGAGTATGCGGCGACCACGAGAGCGAAGAGGAAGGCTACTAGAGCCGGAAAACAAGTTAGCAAGCAACCAAAACGAATCGCGCAGAAGACGAAGCGCTACAGGAAAACAAAATGAATCTGGTCAAGCTGGCTGACGACCTCAAGGCAGACGAGGGGTGCGTCAACGAGATTTACATCTGCCCGGCAGGGCACCCCACCTTTGGCATAGGCCACATGATTACCAAGAAAGACCCTGAGCATGGTGAGCCAGTTGGCACTAGCGTTAGCGACGAACGGGTACGGGAAGCCTTTGAGGCGGACATCACCATCACGTTGCAGGACTGCGAGAAGCTATATCCTGACTTTGCTGACTTGCCGGAAGAGGTGCAGCTAATCATCGCCAATATGCTTTTTAATATGGGGTTGCCGCGCTTGTCCAGGTTCCGGGGCATGAAGGCCGCTGTCGATGACCGTGACTGGCACCGCGCAGCGGATGAGATGGTGGACAGTTTGTGGTATAACCAAGTAACAGCACGGGCTGACAGGCTCGTTGAGCGTATGCGTAATGTTTAGCGTGGAGACTTACATGCCTTATTCTAAATATTCCCCGAAGCAGAGGCGTCTGGCGGCTATGGCCAAGCCTCGCAAGAAAATCACTGGTGCCGACATCAAGAAGGCCACCAAGATGAAGAAGAAGTAATGGCCAAGACTCCGGCATGGCAGCGCAAGGCAGGCAAGAACCCGAAGGGTGGCTTGAACGAGGCTGGCCGTCGCTCTGCCAAGAAGCAGGGCATGAACTTGAAGCGTCCCGTGAAGAAGGGCGACAACCCGCGCCGTGCGTCGTTCCTCGCCCGTATGGCTGGCATGAAAGGCCCGGAGTACCGCGATGGCAAACCGACACGGCTCCTGCTCTCTCTACGGGCATGGGGTGCCTCAAGCAAGGCTGACGCTAGGAAGAAGGCGGCAGCTATCTCCAAGCGGAACAAGGCCAAGAAGTCCAAGAAGTGAAACCGCGCAACCCGCAAGCCAAGAGCCTGATGAGCAAGCTGTTCAAGCCGCGCGTCGTCAAGCCCAAGAAGGGCAAGGGTAGCTACTCCAGAAAAAAGAGCCCCGCCGGGAAACCGTAAACCCGACGAGGCTCAGTGGCTAGGTGTGATGCCCCCACATCGCTACCCAACCACAGAAGTTGAGTGTCCCAAGATTGCCCTTAATACCTTTACGCGGCAGGATTAACCATATCCTAGTCTGTTAGACAAACCTCTGGGCCAAACTAGGCTGGCATCTTGGTATTCTATTCCGCCGGTTCAGCCTGGCATGTGGCTCATTCCACATGCGAAACGTCTCCAGCACGGACGCAGACAAACTCAATACCCTACGC